AGTTCCGTATGATGCAATAATGATTGCATCTTTTTCTTTTTCAGCAACAAAACGAATATGTTCTCTGGCTTCTGTTGCTGTTCCACCATACACAAAAAATACTTTTCTTTTCGTATTCTCTAACTTTGTTTTCATCATATCATTCATTGGTCGACCATGTTTCTCAACATAATTATATAATATCAAAGTATTTCCTTTTAAATTCAAAGATAGATCCGTAATAAATTCATTTCTCTTTTTATAACCTACAAGAAAGTCTAGTTCTTCTGCATACTTACATTTAATCACTTTCTTTTTTATTTCATCTGGATACTGTAAAACAATACATTCTATATCTAAAGTAGAAATATGTTCTTGTTCCATTAGTTCTTTGGTTGTAGTTGCACGATACACAGCACCGAACAATCCTTCTAACACAAGTTGATGTGTCTCTGTACCATCAAGTGTTCCTGTAGAACCAAAACGATATGCACAGTTTGTAAGTTTTGTCATTAATGTAGTCAATGATTTTGCTTTGAAGAAGTGAGCCTCATCTCCAAAGACTGCACCGAATGGCTCAAAGAACTTTTTTTGTAGTCGATAAACAGATTGCCATGTAGAAATGATAACTCTTTTATCTGTTTCTTTTGCATGACCTGCATATATTCTATGGCAATATTCTTCTGTATTCCAATCATTTTGTTTTGAGTAATCTATAAAATCAGAATACAACTGTTCTACTAATGATGTAGTCGGAACAATAATCAATACTTTCTCTTGTATGAGGTCTAAAAGAAATCGTAATATACAATATATAATTAAACTTTTACCAGACGCAGTAGGAGATACGATTAAACATCTTTGATATATGATGCCATATTCTACAGCATTCATTTGATAATCACGAATTTCAAAAGGTAGATTTAGATTTTTCACATACGAATGTATATCAGAAACAGTTCGGCCTTCAAGACACGCTGGTGGAAAGTTTGTATATTCTATTTTCCAATCACTATCTTTTGCATATTTTTCTATGTAAGGAAGTAGACCTGAATAGATGTGTCCGTTTGTAATAGAGAATAATCGAATGTTGCCGTCCCAGATTTTATTTCGATAGGCTGGCATAAACTGAAATCCCGGAACACGAAATGTAAAGTAATCGTTTAGTTCGTATGCAACATTCTTTTCAGAATGAACTTTTACATACACTTCGTTTATCTTCTCTATAGATATTTTTTCCATTATGCAAATGCAGGTCCTAGGAGATTGCCTGAAATAATTTTTCTATCTCCGCCCATAACGGGACTAAATCTATAATAAAGAAACGAGGGAAATACAATGAGTGTTCCTTTTTTAAGTTCATCAAATCTGTTTAAATAGTTTTGCGTCCATGGTGCACCATATGCAAGTTCAAAGTAACAACCATGATAATCAATATCAACTTGATTTAAAGACAACATGAAACTAATCTTATTCATCTTTTCTGGATTGATAGAAGGTTTACTTTGATTATTCATTCTCCATTTATGATATTGATGCCACCCAATCTTTTGATAATACATTCTATCGTGATGTTCTATTATATAGTTCCAACCATTATCTTTATTGGCTGTATTTACAATAGAACCGATTGCTTTCATTAAAAATCCATGCGTTATTCCTGATTTTCTGTCTAGACCATTCCATTTAATTAACTTTTCACCTTGTTCGATAATCTCATCACAAAGATTATCTGGTATAATACTATGATGCACACTATAGGGGTATTCTAAATGCATTATATAGGTCCTCCCATCATTCTTTCAAAATCAATTGCGTTTTTTATTTGAAATCCTCTAGTCTCTAACGACTTGAGAATCTTTTCTAACATAGCAACTTTTTCTGATTGATAAGATATTTTCATCTCATGTTCACAAAGTTCATCATCTGCTTCCAAGTAAACTGGAATATCTTGTTTAAGAATCTTTAGATCAAAGGGCGTTTTTTTATATACTTCTGGATCAGACTTACCTGTGTAGTATTCCCATTTAAATTTTTTAAGTTTGCTTTTTTCGATATTGAATCTGGTGAGCATCATCTTTTCTTGTGCGTAGATTTTTAGATACTTGTTATAGATGTCTGGGGTTTTAACTGATTCTTTGGCAAGTTCAGTTTCATCTATTTGAGAATCTTGATCCCATAGTTCTTGAATATCTTCAATTTTCATATTGTAGTCTCATAGAGAAAAATATAGTTATTACTATTATACTACAGTTTTTATAATTTTGTCAAGACCGTTTTACTGTTTAGAGAAGTCGGCAGTAGCTGCACCTGTTGTACTTACAGCACTTCTGGCTGCATTTGCACTATTAATTGAATATGTTGTATATTTAAATGTAACAGTTGCAGATAATGTATCGAGAGTAGAACCACTATCAAATTCAATAGAGGATAGACTTGTAGGGAATACATCATCAAATATAATTTCTTTATTTGGGTTCATGTTGTTATTCAATATCATAAGTTCAGCAGAAGAAAATAAATTACCAGTACTTCTTCTTAATGTTTTATTTGTGTCTCTTTCCGTTTTGTATTGTGAAAATGCTTTTGGTGCAGTAAGTGCGGCCATCCAATCGAAGATTTCTTTATAGGCTTCTAAATCTTCATCAACAAGAAATCGAATAGTTAAATCTTCATAGACTAATGTATCACCCGGAATATTAATATTTGTAAATGGTGTTCTTTGTATTGTTTCAGGAAATGATATTCCCGGAATGTTTACGGATTGACAGAAATATATAACTTTCGGTATTTTGCGAATATTAAAACGATACGCAATCGGTGTCAAATGATTTACATTTGTTGGTTGTCTTTTTACATCTACCATAATTTCCTCTTATATATGCAACGGACTCTTAATACTATTTATAAGACTTTTCAATATAACTTTTTCCACTTTCATCTTTTTCAGTAATATATGTTTTTGTTTTATATAAATTTCCTGTTCTATCAAAAAATGTCCACATACCTATACGACTACCTGTATCATAATGACCTCTTTCCATAGGCATTCCATTGTTATGAAATAACTCTACAAATCCATCTTCTTGGCCAATCAATGACTCTGGTGAATGTTGTTTCTCATCAGGAGTGTCTATAAAATTTATATCTTTAAATACCTGACCAGTTTTATGATACCAAACACATCTTCCTGTTTTTGTCATACCATCTGTTTCATAATCTTTAAATTCTTTGACTTCATCTACTTTCATATCTTGATGACGGTCATCATTGTCTTTATATTGTCCTGTGTATTTTAATTGATTTTTTATAATGTATCGTTCTACTAAAATAAGTTTATCATCAAGTTTTCTAACGATTGTTTTGTGTGAGGGTGTGTTTAATAAATCATACATAATTTGTCTCCCAAAAAGAAAAAGGGCTCTCTTTCGAGAACCCCATTCTTAAATATGAAACCTACGTTACATAAGATTTGTGACGAGGGCGCGGCGGTAGTAACTGTTTTGGTCGCCCGAAGCAGTTGTTCCGTCAAGGTCTAAACCACCGTCTGCATTACTTGTTGCAAATGGGTTTTGAACCATGCCGTATCGTGTTTTAAATCCGATTTTAGGTTGGAAACTATCTTCGCCAACAGCACGAACCATTTGTAACGGAACGTATGGGCAATAGAATATACCAGCATCAAATGGTGAAGAACCTCTATAACCAACAACATAGAACTGACCAGCAGTTACATTATTGATATAAGGGTCAACGTACACTTTAAATCTACCATTCAAAACACCTGCGAAAGTAGTTGTTGTGTCGTCTGCATTTACACCTTGAAGTGCTTGGTTGTAATCTAATTGTCCTGCCATCGCAAGAGCGGAAGCAACATCTGAAGAACAAACTATGATGTTACCTTTTCCTCTACGAGTTTGTTGACCAACTGCGTTTGCATCACGTTCTATGGACATAATAAGTCCTTTGAACTTCTCAACAGACCAACGACCGTTTGAGTCGGTGTCTAAATCGAATGTTCCTGCAGTTGTTGTATTAATTTGTGCGCCTGCTTTTGCTTGTAGGTAAATAGTACGAATAACTTCTCTGTTAATTTCTGCAAGGATTTCAGAACTAAGAATATTAGCAAGTTCTGTCTCAGCGTCAAGACCGTGAACTGCTTTTAAGTCTTGTGCTAATTCCATTGTGTACTCAGCTTTTAAAGCACGAGTTTTTGCAGTAACAGTTACTTTATCAATATTAAATGCCATTTCAGCAAATTCGTCTGTACCATCACCGAGAGTCTCACCCTCAGCAGTAGTCATACCAGTACCAGTTAAGAAGTTCGCAGAACTACCAGTATCAGATGCGATTGCAGTTCCTGTGTGTGCAGTTGCAGAACCTGTATTAGAGGCTGCATCTTCACCAGCGAAATCTGAATCTGCTTCGTCAAACAATGCCTCTGAACCAGTTTGTGATGCGTAACGTGCTTTCATGGCAAAGATAAGTCCTGTAGGACCTGTCATTGGTTGAACGCCTGCCACATCATAAGCAATCAGTTGAGGTACTGCTCTACGAATGAGTGAAATTAGGATTGGATCGTAGTTGTCTACGTTTCCACCCGTTTTGTTTTCTGGTGCCGCTTCATAAAGACCCTGTCTTTCCTCTGTCATGGCTTTTTGCTGATTCTCAAGAACCATCGCCGTAACGCTACGTCTGTATGCGTCTTTGATTTCTGGAAGGTCGGGGTGTTCTAGAATCGGCTTCCATTTCTTTTGAAGTTGTTCCGATAAAAACATTTGTTAAATCTCCCTATGTTAATAGAATATAGTTTATACTTGTGTATTAAACCTGTTAATTGCCTTGTAATACGTTGCCATTGGACCGTTTAAATCATCTTCTGGTGATTCTTCCACTTCAACTACTTCTTCTTCTGCAACTCTCGTTTTAGGGAAATAGTTTTCACGAAGCGTAGAAATAGCCTCTCGATAAGAATCTTCATCTTCAAACTCGATTCCTTCTCCAAGACTTTTCATTTTCTCAATTTCAGTATCAGCAAGTCCGTCTACTACATCATTAAAAACTTCTGATGCAGAAACAGTATCTTTCTCTTTTTTGAGTTCGATATTCCTGTTGATTTCATTATTTACTTGTTCTTTTAAATCTTCATTTTCTTTCGTGAGGTCAGATAATACATCTACTTTGTCCTCAGGAATGTCTATATAATGTTCTTCAAATAGTCGTTTCAAACCAGAGATAAATTCTTCGGTCACCTCTGAACGTATTCCACTCTCTATAGCAACTTCGTTGTCTTTTAACCATTCTTCAACAACATAGTCGAGATAACTGTCTATCTTTTCTACGAGATCATCACGAACTTCGTTGACTTCTTTTGCAACCGTTATTTCGTATTGTTTTTCTAAACGGTCAACTTCGGATTCAACTTTTTCACGAACTGCTGCTTCAAAGATTGTGGTAGTTTTTTTCTTAAATTCTTCACTAATGTCCTCTTCGCCGTTAAGAAGTGCTTCAACGTCATCTTCTACATTGACTTTGATACTTTCTTTAACTTTGACTGCACGAGCATTTTCTTGTTTCTTAGATGCTTTTGCGGATTCAACAGTAGTGAGAATATTTTTGTGTGCTGTTCTAATTTGTTCTTTTGTTAATTTGTTCATGCCTTTAACAAGAAGTTCGATCATGGCTTTCTTAGTCGTAGGTAATGTATCTTCATAACCTGCTTCTAAATCTTCGTCATCTTCGTCATCTTCTTCCTCATCATCTTTTTCTTCTTCATCATCTTCTTCTTCATCTTCATCTTCATCATCATCTTCTGTTACTACATCTTCATCTTCTTCTACATCTTCATCTTCAGCCACGACATCTAAATCTTCATCTTCTTCTTCATCTTCTTTCACAGCACCCATAGCATCTGCTTTGGCTTTTTTATCTGCTTTTCTTCCTTTGTCTTTCTTCACTTTATCATCAGCCTTTGAAGCTGGTGATGTGCCTTCTGGGTCAACATTTGCTGGACCCAAATCTTCGGCATCATTTTTTAAACCACTAGACTCTCCGCCACTTTTATCTGCTTTACGTTTGGCAGGAGCCTCCATAATTTCCTCTTCAGGTGCTTCGTTTCCTTCAGCGACCATCTGACGATATGCTTGTTCAAGTTTACTCATTGAAGTTTCTCCCGATTGATAATGGATTTTTCTCGAAATCTCTCTTATATTATTTATAGTTATTTATTATTTCACTAACTTTGAAAGTAAGTTATAAAACCCTTCTAATTTGACTTTTTCACGTTCTTTTCGATTTGCATCTTCTATTTCTTTCTTATAATTTTCAACGTCTACAGAAAGAAAGGTCCCACTTTCATAAATCCACTCTTTATTCTCCATAACACCTTGCACAAATGCACTTGGTGCCGAAGGGTCTGCAACAATATCAGCCGCAGTAGCGAGATAAAAGTCAGATTTTACATAGTTTGTGCCATTCTTTGATTCTAATGTTCCCATACCTCTAGAAGAAACGCCAAGTTTTGCACCTTCCCTTAACAGATTTTTAACGATATTTCCGTAAGGTGTGTCCATAATCTTTGCTTTTCCTATAAAGTTTCTACCATCTTCTTTGAGTTCCTTAATCATATGTGAAACTCTCTCAAGATTGATAGTTGGTCCATCTGGGTGTCCTAGTTCTCCGTATGCACGATTCTTATTAATATATTCTTTATTATACCTTGCAACTTCTTTTTGCAAAGTTTCAAAAGGATAAACTCGACCATTGCGATTTTTTACATCAGATTGAAGAAAGATACCCTCTATGAAGTATTCCTTCTTTTTAGAACCGCTACCTTCTACAAGGACATTGATTTCTTCATTTACTTCTGTAATTAGTTTCATTTAATTATCCTTTTTTCTAAGTCTTTCTAATTCTTTTTTACGAACAACTTTTATAAGTTTTCTGGCAATACGATCAATCATAGCGCCTTTTTTTTCTAATCTTTTTTCAAGTGCCATCTTTTCTGCATTTGTTAAGTCTGCAATTGATTTTTTCGCATACTTTTGTTTCAAATTTTTAATAGCAAGTTTTCTTGCTCTTTGTTTTAACTTTTCAGGTGATGCCTTCTTAAACTTTGCACGTTTTATAGCAATTTTTCTCTTGGCTGCACTTTTTCTAAATGCGGCTTTCTTTTTCATTCTTTGTGCAGGAGTAAGAATTTCCTCCAAGTAATCTTTAAAACTTAACATGGTCTACCTAAATAATTTACGTTGCCAGTATTTTATAATTCTTGGTTGTGGAAGATTCCACCCTATTAACAAGCCTATAATTAAAGACAACCAATAAAACATTATAGTGGGTGTCCCATAACTATTTCTTCAATAAAAATCGCACCATCACTACCAGCAGTTTGGTTCATAGCAGAAATACTAAAATTAGAACGAAGTGTTCCAAATGTAAATGCACCAGTTGATGTTGAGTCTGGTGCAATCGTGATAGTAGTATCAGAAATAGCACTTATGTTTACATTAGTTATAAGACTATTCCATGCTCCAACACTACAATCTGTCATAGCAACTTGATCACCAACTGCAAATGGGTGACCTGCCTGATCAACTGTAAGAACGGCTGGGTTTGCATTTGTTGCAGATATTATTTTTATAGACTTTGGTCTTTCTTCTGGTATAATTTCTATTGATGTATTTGCTCTTAAATAGATACCATTTGATACATCAGATGAATTAGTAACAGCCGTGCCTTCATTGGATAGTTTGACAAACAAATCTTGTCCACCATACTCACTTACTCGTACAGAACTGTTTGACCCTATAGGCCCAAGACTAACTGTATGTTGTGCATCATCAGCAGTATCACTTGCTAATATAACTCCTAATCTTCCTATAAATTTAAATGCCATAGTTGACTCCTAAAGTCCTTTATTGAAATTGGGAAACAAATTCAAGAACTTTGTCGTATTCTTTATCATCATCTAACATAAAGTCTATTCGTTCTTGATTATCTTCGTTTAATTTATCGTAAATTTCTTTATATTTATCAGTAAATTCCATGATTGCTGACTGATAATGATCATAAAGTGTGTTTGCAATTTGTTCTTTGTCTTGTTTTGATGGTTTTACTACATCAAATGTTTTTGAATATTTTTTAATACCATCTGCAACAGCATACGAGAACGCCTTGATTGCAAGTTTCTTATCAAACTTTCCACTTGCAACTTTTCTTTTCATATTTTTGATGACAGGTAAAATTCTTGATTTGTATATCTGTGCATCATTCAGTATGAACATAGAAAGTTCTGTTACAAGTTCTTTATCAAGTGCCTCTTTAATTTCTGTATCTTCTGGTTCTTTTTCTTTTTTACCAACTGTTGCATATTTCATTTTGAAATATTTTTTCTTGTCGGTATCTGTCATTCTTTGAATATCACCAATATCATCTACATTTTTTAATTTTTTTCTAAGACTTGAAAGAACCTCTCCTCTACTGGAACCGTCTATAACAACTTTTCCAATTCCTTCCAAATCAACTAACCAATTTAGTTCAGAAAGATTATCTGCAGCCTTTTTCACTAAATCTTCAAATCTTACTTTTTCATTTTTGATTTTCTTAATCTGAGAAACAGACATATTGTGTTTATTCATAAGTTCTGTGTGTGCAGCTTCTGAAATAAATGGAATATCTGCTTTTACTAATTGAATAAGTTCATCTTTACTGAACTTCTTTACCAGATTACCCAATTTTTTTAGATGATCAAGACTAACTCTTTTATTTCGTAAAGGTTCATATTGTTTTTTGAGTTTCTTAATAAGAGAAGAAGATAATGCTTCATCAAGTTCAACTTCTTCTTTGATACCAAGTTGTTTTGCTACATTTTTTACATCTTTTGAATCCGAAGATTTACCAAAGTTTTTACTTGTGAAATTTTTTAACCATTTTTGGACAACGACTCTTGCATCACCTTTAGGGTTCTTTTTACCTGCAGCAACCAAGGCATCATGTAAATCATCATCACCAAATATATTATATAATGCTGAAGAAGCATCATCACCATTTTTACCTAATGCAAAAGGTTTCTTCATAAAGTCTTTTGCCTTTTTTATCTCTCTTGAGTTTGATGGAAAAGCCCAAGTACCTTCTACAAGTTCTTCTTCTGTCATAACTCTGAGTTTGCCAGCAACATAAAGAGGGTGATTTTTTAACGCCTTTTGAGCATCTTTCTCATCATCAGGAGTAATTGTAACTACAAACTTATTACCTTGTTTTGAAACTTTATTATTGATTCTTACTTTACTAAGTATTTTTTTAACATCTTTTTCGACAGTTTTAAAGTTTGCTTCACCAAGTTCAACTTCTTCTGTAAACTTAACTGGTACAAGTGATGTACCTTTTTTAGTAAGAACCATCATTGTTGGATTTTTCTTTTGGTCAATGGTACCTTTAGCATCTTTGCGTACCTTTGCGAAGTTCTTTTTAGAGATTTTTACAACACCTTCTTTTTCATCATATTCATAATCTCTACCTCTAAGTGCCTCATCAAGTTCATCTTTGTCTGCAAACCTTTTACCACTTCTTTTTACAAGTTTATGATAGGCACCAGCATCATCTTCTTTAGGAGTATGATCTTCAAAATCTTTCATAGTGCGTCTTTGTAATTCTTCTTCACTCATTTCTTTCTTGGCCATGTTCATAGCAGTAGCGTGCATTACTTTATCTGCATCTTCGCCATAACGATCTTCAAACTCTTTTCGTTTCTTTTTGAGTTCAACATATAGTTCTTCTTTTCGTTTTAGAACTGCATCAGAAACTTCTTTTTTGAGTTTTTTCGATTCTTCTAATATCGACTTAATCGTTTTCATTAGACTTTTCTACCTCAGTTTCTTCTTCGGGTTGATTTTCTGGGAACATAGCTTTTCCCATTTCCATCTTTTTTGCAGTTAATGCATCACCTACTTTATCCATGACTGCCTTTTCAAAAGCACTCTTGAACGCAGTAGGATTCTCTTGATTCGCACTACTAATCATTGATTGTATTGATTCAACTAAATCAAATTGGTTCATAATCTACTCCTTATCTTCGACTTTTTTCTCAGTTTTTTTAGATTTTGATGATGTAGTTTTCTTAGGTGTTACAGGTTTTTCTTCTTCTATTACAGGATCTGGCATAGGTCTACCACCTGCACCTACTCTAGTTTGTCCTTTTTGCCATACCATTGAAATCTCCTTTGTATCTTTACAAATATCTATCTTTATTTATAAAATACTAGAACTCATCTTCATCTTCAGACTCTTGTTCTTTTTCTTGATTGATTTGTTTATTCATTATTTCTATTTCATCATCATTTTGATGAAGAATATTTCTTCTTACCCATTCGTTTGAGTAATATTTTCCAATATATGATTCTGCATTTTGTAAAGTTTCTAATCTATCTCTTAGAACTTCTGAATCTTTGAGTTCTGTGAAATGAGAATCTCTTACATAATCAAAATTAATTTGATCTTTCATCATTTCCCAATCGTTCAAAGTAACAACACCTTTTAAAAGAAGTTGTGTTTTGAGTATATCAAGAAATAATAAATTGAAACGAACTCGTAATCTACTTACGAATTTTGAAAACTTGAGTTCATCACGATTAATCTCTGCGGCTCTTCCAAGTTGAAACCCGCCCGGTTCTTGTTCTAGTCGTGATGGTGGTACATGAAGCGATTGATACAACTTTCTTTGGAAATACTTGATATCTTCAAGCTCTCCAAGATTTTGTCCGCCGGGAAGTGTTGTAATTTCTGTTCCACGTCCACCCTCACGTCTTGGTAACCAATAATCTTCTAACATAGCTTGATGTCTGCGGTCATCTCGTATTGTACCATCAGAAGTATCGTAAACTAATTTGTTTCGATATCTTTGCATAATACCTTTAAGATATTGTTCTGCTTTCATCTTTGGAAGATTACCTACATCAATGTAAAATATTCTTCTCTCTGGTGCTCTTGATACACGATATACAACAATTGAATCTTCAATCATACGCAACTGATTCATCGGTTTTAATGCTTTATGTAAGTAACTAAGTACTTTACCTTTTTGATCTGCGATACCAGAAGTTACGTTTGCGATAGAATCTTTTGCAATCTTCACACCATCACCAGTGGAACCTATTCCTGCGGAGGTATCATTGAACAAATAATATTCTGTTATAGATTTGATAACTTCAACACCACTTTTTTGATCTTTGTCTTTATTGACTTTTTTCATTTTCTTAATGAAACGAGGATCAATAGGTCGAAGTTCTTGAATTCCTTTTTGTGGACTTTTGTCGTCTATTACTTTGTGATAGAATACTCTACCATCAACATACCATTTACGAAATACATCATGACCTCTACTATTGAAGCCCATTAGACGACATACTTCCATAAATTCTTCGTTTATCTTGTCTCGGATTGTATCGGGTTGTTTCAAATTATCTAAATTAATTGATACGGGTGGTTTGACTTCATCACTTACGATTGCTTCATTTACAATATCGTCTATTGCCTGATCAACTTCAAAGTTTAGTGATGCTTCTCTATATTTGTTGATAAGGTCGTTCTCACTTCTTGCAGAACCTTCTAAATCAAGATAGTGTCCAAAGACACCATAACCACTATCAATTATCGCACCATCTGCTTCTTCTTCAGCAGGAACTACAAACGACTTGTTTGGTTGTTCTTCGTCCCCGCCATTATCTCTACCAATGGAAAACCCAAATAATCTAATAGCCATATATTACCTCACGTTTGGGGGTTGTATTATGTTGTAACGCCAGCTGGCGTTTCTACCTCAAAATACTGATATGCAAGAGTTACATCAAACTCTTGAATTGTATCAGTTGTATCATAACTCAACGGGATTGCAGCCACAGTAGTCGGGAACATATCACGAATTACATATGTGCGAATTACAGAACCATCTTTTGCAAGTTGATCTACTCGACCATCTTTCATGTATGTTCTTGTATCGCCTGCTGTGATATTTTCTACCATACCGTTTATAGCATTTGACCATTTTTCAAATGCGTTACGAATCAGATAATCTTCATCATTAAGTACTGTTACTGACCAATCTGCAAAAGTTCTATCTCCTGCGAGTTTGATAATTCTTCCTCTATAGTTTATTGGAATAGTTCCAATTGTAAATTCTGGAAGAGCAGTAGCCTTGATGAGAAATTCTGCTTCTTG